GGGTCGTTGGTGATCTTGCTCAGCTCCTCTGGCGAGCCCGAGTTGATGACGCGGACCGCCCTGTCGCTGGACTCCTGGGCGTTCCTGCCGTCGACCTGGATGACCTCGAACAGGATCTCGCCGGTGTCCCTGTTGATGGCGCTGAACAGCGCGTTCGGCAGCTCCATGTAGGCGCAGTAGGTGTTGCACTGGGCGTAGTAGATCGGCTTGGAATCCCTGACACCTCGCCGGTTGACATCGGTCCATGACTTGTTGCCAAGGCCCTTGTTCTCCCACAGGCAGGGGTAAACCAGGCCCTTGATGTCCGGGCCGGCCGTGATCACCCCGTCGATGTGGCCCTTGAGGCGCCCCTCGGCGGCGCTGAAGCCGTACTGCGAGCCGTCCGGGCGGTTGGTGTGCAGCTCGAAGCCGGCGATCCTGAGGTAGGACGCGACCCTCTCCTCGGCGTCGTGGCCCATGTCGAAGATCCGCAGGGTCTTGCCGGAGAACTCGATGCCGGGGTCCCTGGGGACCTTGTGGTACTTGTAGCCGAGCTTGCGCTCGCAGGGCTCGCCCCATTCGGACGCGCCCAGGTAGTTTCTGTCGCCGGCCTCCTTTCGGGCCTTGGCCATCGCCTGGTCGACGATGCCGGTGATGATCTCGCCGGGGTTGCGCTTGGCGCCCTCGGGTGAGAATTTGTCGGTGTTGGTTTCCATGGTCAGGAGATTTTCTGGATGATGCGCCGGATCTCGCGCTCGTTCCAGTTCCAAGTTAGGCTGCATGACGCGCCGTACTTGGTCACGCCGAAAGGCGTGGAGATGCCCAGCATCGTGAGCTGCTTGTCGGTGGCGGGCTCGTTGAGCCAGCGCTTGGTCTTGCGGGCGGCCTCCTTGTCGCCGTACTGGCGCAGGAAGTCGTCGGCCGAGGCCAGGGCCTGGGTCTTGTCGTCGGAGACGGCCAGGAGGTGGCAACGATCGTTGCCATAGCGTCCTATCGAGTGCCAGCGGTCCTTGTAGAGCACCATGCACGCCCAGGCTGACATGCCGTTGGCGATGGTGACGTAGCCGTCGAACATGTCCTGCCACTTGTAGGGCGAGACCTCCAGGAGGTGGACCTCCGTCATGCTGAAGTCCACCAGGGGGCTCCTGGCCTTCTGGATGAGCTCGTTTGGGTCGGCCTCGTCCTCTTCCGGATACTCGTAGCCGCAGATCGGGCAGACCATGGATCCGATGGGGATGTCCATGGAGCAGTCGGGGCAGCACTTGCAGACGCCCTTGCCCTCCTTGTCCTGGATGGCGATGTCGGTCTCGATTCCGCCGTGGACATGGAGGCTGTAGCCGAAGTCCATGACTATGCAGTCGGACTTGACGATACCGGGGTAACGCTCCGGGTCCACCTTCCGGAGCCCGCGGCCGATCATCTGGATCATCGTGCTCTTGTAGGAGCACGGCCTGAGCAGGACCACGCAGCTCACCGGCTGGCAGTCCCAGCCCTCGGTCAGCACCGCCACGTTGATCAGCACCTGGACGTCACCCATGTCGAACGACCTGAGGACGGACCGGCGCTCGCCGTCCGGCATGTCTCCGTAAACCATGTCGGTCTTGTAGCCGCAGCCCTGGAAGGCCTGCATGACGTGCCTGGCGTGGTCGACGGTGGAGCAGAACACAACGGTCCTGCGGTCCCCGGCGACCTTGCGCCACTCGTCTATCACCCGGCTGGTCACGGCCTGCTTGTCCATGATCTCCGCGACCTCGTTCATGTCGAAGTCGACCGAGGTCTTCTTGACGCCGGCCAGGGACTCCCTGAGGTTGCAGTCGATCACGAAGGTCCTGGGCCTGACCAGGAAGCCTGCCTGGATCAGCTCGCCAAGCGTGATGACGTCGGCGACGTTGTCGAAGACCTTGCTCAGCCCGAGCCCGTCGCCGCGGCTGGGCGTGGCCGTGACACCGAACAGCTTGACGTTGGGGTTGAGCTGCCTGGCACGCTCGACCACCGTGAGGTAGCTCTTGGCGGCCACGTGGTGGGCCTCGTCGATAACCACCATGTCGAACGGCGGCATGCTGCTCAGGTTGGACTCCCTGGACAGCGTCTGGATCATGGCGAACGTGGCGCCGGGCGACCAGCGCTTCCGGTCCGCGACGTATAGGTCCGTCTCCACGCCAGGGCACACGGCCTTGAACGTGGCCCGGTTCTGCGACACCAGCTCATCCCGGTGCTGCAGGATCAGGACCCTGCCGCCCATGGATCCGGCCACGGCCGAAAGCATGACGGTCTTGCCGGCGCCGGTGGGCGCCACGCCGATGGTGTTGCCCCTGGTCTTAAGGGCGTTGACGCAGCTTTCGACAAAGTCGACCTGCCTGGGCCTGAGTTGCATGTCAGCTCTTCTTGGACGTGGATCCCAGCATGGGCGACACGCCCGTGTACATGTAGGCGATGCCCGAATCGAGGGTGACGCGACCGCCGTTGTGGTCGGAGCAAGCCTTCTCGATGGTCCTCTTGATCTGCTCGTCCAGGGCCATCAGGAACTCCTTGGACGTGCGACGGTAGCGCAGCTTGACGGCCTTTCGGACCGCGCTGGCCTTGATGTAGTTCAGTTTCATTTTCGGTGTGGGTTGGGAAATTGGAGGGGGCTTCCGGAGAGGCGACCAACAACGCGTCACGGATAGGGATGTGCGTACGGGATGGAACCGAAACCGATCTTTTCCGCCATCTTAGCCCCCGGTTTGAAAGGGGTGCTCCCCCTTGCGGGGGAGCTTGTGATCAGAACGGGTTCTGATCGTTGCTGGGCTTGTTCAACCAGGCCGGCCGGTTGCCGGACTGGGGCTGGGGCTGGGCCTGGGGCTGCTGGAACACCTGCTGGGGCTGCGCGGGCCTGGCGGCGCCGGAGGAGCGGATGTTCTGCTCGCCGCCGACCAGGCGGCAGAAGTCCTTGAAGCCGCCGGAGGACCGGTAAGGCGACAGGTACTCGGCCACCTCGTTCTTGTCCTCGTAGCCCTCGGTGCCCTTGGACTCCTTGATGCGGATCGCGACCTTCTGCAGGTCGAGGGCGCTGATGATCCTGGAGAACGTCTCCATGAACTTCTCGGGCGAGGCGTCGAACTGCCGGTAGCTCGCCTCGTTGCCCTCGGCGAAGATGCCGGCGGTCTCGAGCATGCGGGTGAGGCTGACGAGGCCCATCTTGGCGCCGTCGACCTTGCCCTCGCGGCGCTTGGCCTCGTCGCGGTTGGCGGGGTCGAACGGGTTCATGACGATGGTGAAGAGCTTGCGCCCCTCGTGCTCGCCGTCGATGAGGTTGAGCTCGAGGCTGGCGTAGCTGCCGCCCGTGCGCTGGGACTTCTTCATCTCGCGGAACCGGACCTGCGCGAAGTGCAGGGTGCCGTGCGGGATCAGCTTGGGCTTGGAGCCCGAGCCGGAGTTGATGCTGAACGTGTCGTTTTCCATGTTGGTTTCTGGGTTTTGGGTTTGGGTTGTGGTTAGCCCTGTTTGGGCAGGGAGGTGGTGATCGTCGAGTCGATTCGCTTGCCCTCGCGGATCTTCTTCATGAGGGCGCCCAGGTCGGGGGCCTCGATCAGGTCGAGCCTGCCGGAGCGGTCCTTGGCGGGGTAGCCCCAGGGGTTCTGCTGCTGGCAGACGAAGGCGCGGTACTGCGAGCCGTCGTCGGCCTTCATGTTGGCGAGCGTGACGACCTGGTCGAAGATGCCGGGCAGCTCGCGGCCGGTCTTGGAACCCTCGATCTGCGGGGACCAGGTGATCCGGTTGAGGTCGTCCTTCTCGGAGTCCAGGATGCCCACGACGATGATGGACATGGGGGCGTGCTGGAGGTGGGTCAGCCAGCGGATCATCTCGCGGCCGAGGAGGCCGTAGGCGCCGCGGGTGTCGGGCTTGCCGGTCTTCTCGGACAGCGCCTCGGGCTGGGTCTGCGACCACTTGAAGCACTCGCGGCTGGCAACCGTGATGGAGTCGACGAAGACGGTCCTGTACTTGGACAGGTCGATGTGCTTGGAGAACAGGGCCTTCACGGCCTCGTAGTTTGTGGCGCTGTAGTGGCCGTCCTTGTCGGAGGGGTCGGCGCCGCCGATGTAGCACGCCAGGGCGCGGGCGATCTCCCAGGGATGGGCGCCCAGGGCCTGCGCGGTGGCGCGGACGTCCAAGACGTCGCCGGCCCAGTCCTGCACGGCGAGCGTGCCGGCCTCGAGGTCGACGAACAGGGTGGTGGCGGGGTCCAGGGTGCGGGCCTGGGTGGTCTTGCCGACTCCGGACGGGCCGAAGAGGGCGATGTTGATCTTGGGGACGAGCTTGAGCCGCTCGTCAGCTTTGACGATCTTGATCATGTCGGTTATGGGTTGGGGGGTGAAGGTTACTTGGCGAAGCTGATCTTGGGCTCGCTGTACTTGACGGTGCGGGCGTCGTTGAGCTTGTCAATCAGCGACTGGTCGGTGAGGGCCTTGAAGGTGCGCTCGGCCACGGCGAACTCGATCTTGAAGATGCGCTCGACCATGTTCCAGGGCATGGAGCCGGCGATGGCCTTCATGGAGTCCTGGTCCCACTCGACCTTGTTCTTGACGGAGTAGGTGACCTTGACGCCGTCGATCTCGCCGGTCACGTCGCCGTGCTGGCGCCCGGAGTCGGAGAGCTCGGCGGCCAGGGACTTGCCGTAGCGGTCGAGGAGCTCGGACTCGATCTCGGCGTTGAACGCCTTGGCGGAGTCGATGAGGTTCTTGTTCTGATCGTGCAGCTCGCGGAGCCTGGCGATCGTGGACTTCTTGATGTCGATGTTCTCGGTGATCATGTTGGTGGTGGGAAAAGTTTTCAGCGGATCATTCCGCGGATCCGGTCTCGGTTGCCGGCGATTTCGGCGAGCGCCATGATGATGTCAAGCCTCGAGCCGGGGATCTCGCCGCGCTCGTACCATTTGTCGATCGCCTTGGGCGTAAGCTTGGCTGACGACACTGCGCTGATGCGCCTGGCAAGGTGCGTGCGGCCGCCCATTGCGGCGACAATGCCCCTCACGTCTGCTTTAACGCCAGTGCTCATCGGTTGGCTGCAGAGTGAGACTTTTGGGGAACCCGTCAACAGGTTTTTTCAACCAATTTTCTCAAGCATGGCCCGGAGCTTTGCAGAGGCTATGTCCCACAGCGCCACGCCGGCATAACCAGTGGCCCCCGCGGTTGCGTACTTAAGGCCGTCGGAGTCGATCAGATTGGCCAGGGCAAGGCCTGAAAACCCTGCTGTTATGCCGGCCGCAAGCAGGTGCCTGGCCGTGCATCCCAGGGACTTCGGGTTAGGGTCGGTAAGCCACCTCACGAGGCCGGCTGCCACGCCGAGCATGCCGGATATTGCCGCGTCGATCCAAAGGGATGAGCTCGGGTCCGGGGATGCCATGGCCTTATTCCTTCTTCCTTCCCAGGCTCCAGACCCAGACGACTCCCCTGAGGGCCACAAGGCCACCCATTGGAGCCAGGATCCAGACCGAAAGGTCCGACTCCAGGAGCCAGGGCAAGGAGCCGACGGCAAAGCCGCCCAGGATGACCGCGCCGGCCTCGGCCTTGGTCACGCCAAGGGCAGACCCCCAAACAAGCCCTGCCAGGCCCAGGAGCACGATTGCAAGGCCTCCCGCTGTCCAGATGAGGTCGCGCTGTGCGGCGCGGGCGGCGTCGAGCTCGGCCTGCTTGGCGGCGAGTTGCTGGCGGGCGGCCTCCTTCTCGGCCTCTACCTTGCCCCACAGGTCGTCGAGCTGGCGTTGCAGCTTATCGGCGTTTGCGGCGGCCTCCTGCCAGATCACCGGCGACTCCGCCTTGGCCCTGGATTGGGACTCCTTGACGGACTTTGGTGTGGGCCTGGGCAATGCTGCTCCGGCGACGGAAAGCTCGCCGTCGACAACGTTTTTCTTGCCGGCTGCGTTGGCCGTCCTGGCGGTGTCGATCGCCGCCGCTGCGATGTCCATCACCCCGTCGGCTGCGTCGGCGTAGGTGTCTACCGGGTTGGACTGCGATGGCGTGACGGCAGCCGGTTCATCGTGCCACCAGGACAGGCATCCGGCCAGTGGGATGCAAAGGATCAGGGCTAGCAACCTCATTGCGATCTTTTGGTTGTGATTGAGTCCTGGCCCTTGGTTACGGTGACCCTTTCTCCCTCAACAACGACCGACATGGGATCGTTTTTGTCCAGTCGCTCGACCAGGTCCGTGATGATTGCCACCTCAGGTTTTTGCTCCTTGTCGGCCGTTCCTGTGATGCCCTGCAACATGCCGATGAGGGCGGTGCATGCTCCCGCAACCAGGCCGATAACAGGCGCGTGGGATTCGGACGGAAGGAAAGCAAGGGATCCTACCCCGATCAGCACAAGCCCGACGATGTAAGCCAGGCCGTTGCGGCCAATGTGACGGCAAGCTGAGTCCTTGGCGGACTCGTACTTTCCGCTGGCAGGCTTGGTGTCCTGCGGCTGAGTCACCGCTTCAGGTTATCGGCCAGGTTCTTGGCCGACTCCTTGATGGCGGCGGCTCGGCGGGCATTGTGGGCTCCGGCAAAGAACGCGGCGATGTGGCTGGCGCTGAGGATGACGATGGTGAATAGGAGTTCCATGGGTAGATCTTGTGAGAGGTGTCAGGCCAAGTCAACGATTGTCAGGCTTGCGAGGTGCCGGCGGGCGGGGCGGCCTGGGGGTCCTGGGGCCTCCGGGCTTAGGGGACCCGGCATTAGGGTCCTCGGCTGCCAGGTCCTTGAACAGGCCCTCCAGGTTGACCGTCCTGGTGTCGTTCAGGGCCGTGTTTGCGGCCGCTCCAACATAGGGGTTGATCGCCGAGGCCCCGCCCATGATGGCCGGCTTTATGCCGCCTCGATAGACGGTCTGGGCGAGCTGGCGGGCCGCGGTGTCGGCCGATCGACCCTCGGCTAGGGCCTCGGAGAAGTTGACGCCCGCACGCACACCGCCGGCCAGGAGCTGACCGACCGGTCCGCCCGGGACTTGGCCTCGCTGGGACGCCTTCACCAGCATCTCGACCTTGGGGCCGAACAGGCCGGTGTAGGACGCGGCGTTGAGGGTCTTGAGGTACGCGGGGTCCTGCTTCCTGAGCTTTGTGTTTTCCGTGGGGTAAAGCAGGTCCTTCAGCTTGAGCAGCCAGTAGTACGCAGCCACGGCAAATGCCGCCATGAACCCGGGCGCCAGCAGCTTGGCTCGGTCCAGGGTGAGGACACCGATCTTGTCGCCATTGTCCATGGTGTTCCTGGTCAGGCCGTACTTGAGCATGCTGTAGAGCCTGGAGTTCACCTCTGCCGTGAAGGCGTAGGAGTAATTCATGAGCTGCAGCAGGGTGCGGCCGATCGTGTTGTCCTGGAACTCGGGCTTGTGCGCACGGTTGACCTGGATCGACGACTGTCGGCTAAACCGCTTCATGGCCTCCCGGTACCTCTTGGCCATGGGGCTGTTCTGGCTCATGATGGCGGCCTTGTACTGAGCTTTGTCCATGCCGGACACGCGGTTGACGAAATTGACGAAGTCCTGGTGTTCCGAGTCGGGGATCCCGAGCTCGCGCAGCGAAGCCCTGGCCGTGGACTTGCCCTGGTTGGCGCCGAACATGGACTGCGCCCAGTGCTTGCCGGACATCCAGTTAGCCTGGGCTTGGATATAGCGCCTGGCGATGGCGACCGAGGCCTCGCGCTTGGCGGTCTCCGTGGCGTTCATCAGGTTCGCCTGGTAGACTCGGTTCGTGAGCCAGCGCATGGTGGGATTGGACTCATCCGAGAACAGGTCGGAATCGTGCAGCGCGGCCCAGGCGTCGGTCATGTCCTCGTGGATCAGGCCGAGCTCCCTGCCGATCTCGGCCTCAAGGTTCGGACCGATCTTGGCCTTGATGGCCGGGGAAAGCTCAGCTGTCATTCGAATTAGCCTTGCCCAGGTCGACCCGAGCGAGTGCAGGGCGGTCAAGGGGTTGCCGGTTCTGACGCCGGCGATGGCAGGCTCAACCAGGTTGTTGAGGAACGACCGGCCCATGAACGAGGCCGCCGTGAGGAACGAGAGGGTGTCCATGTACCCTTGCTCAGCCTTGGACCTGGGGGAAATGCCCTGACCAACGGCTTTCCGGAGCAGGTTGCGCAGCTCCTTGATCTCCTCGGGCGAGACGCCGTCGGCAGCCATCTGGTCGGCGTAGATCCTCCAGTTCTTGCCCTCATGGCCGAACACCCTGGCCACCTCGGCACGCTGGACAGACTGGTTAATGTACCGTCCCATGATGCGGAACGGGTCCTTGACCATGAACTGGGACAGGACCTGAGATTCCTTCATGTTGAACTTGCGCTTCTTGACGGAGATCTCGCCGAGCTCGCGGCTTTCGCCCAGGATCGAGTCCTGCTCCTCGGCAGGCAGGCCGGTCATGATGCGCTCGAGCCACTCCTTGGCCAGGATGTCGGCCTCGCCCCTCATGGCCTGGAGATTGATGACGACGCCCTTCTTGCCGGCGGCGATCTCCTCTGCTGCCACTCGCTGCAGCCTCATGTAGTAGGCGTCAGCGGCCGCTTCCAGGAACTTGTCGGGGTTGGCCCTGATGATGTCGTCGTTGTAGATGTGGGGGTAAAAGTCGAACGCGTCCTCGAACAGCACGCCGGCGCCCTCCTGGTAGGAGTTCATGTCCTGGAGCATGTCGCGGATTTGCTGCGCCGCCTGGCCAAGCTCTCCCTTTGTGATGGGCCGGCGACCCTCGATCATGTCCACCATGGCGCCATAGATCTTCTCGCGGGCGGCCTCGCCCGACTGGAGCTTGTCGCCCTTAATGGCCTCGATCTCCATGCGGAGGGGTTCCATGATCTTGACGAACCGGTTGCGCAGCTCGATGCGCTTGGTGTCGATGGCTGTGGGGATGTCAGCCTCGTAGGCCCTGGACTCGACGCCAGGCCTGGCGTGGATCATGTTCGCCACCTGCAGGGCGGCTGCGCTGCCCTTCTTGCCCTTGCCGGGCTTGTAACGTCGGGCGATCTCGTGGGCCTTTGCCGAGATGCCGCTGAAGTAACGTCCGCGGACAAACGCGCCAACCATGCGACCCAGGGTGCGCTTGCGTTTGGCCGGCCTAAGCAGGTTTCCGTACTCAGGCTGAGAGCCGATGGTTTCGTCTATCAGGCCCTCGAAGACGACGTTGGCATCCGGAGCAGATGCGTCAAAGTGGCCAAACCCACGGACAACCGGATCATCGGACACCTTGGTTCCGGGTATGGGGGTTTTCATGTTGTTGCCCCTGAATTCGGGGAACTCCTGGATAAGGGCTGCCTTCTGGGCGTTGAAATGGACGGCTGCATCAAGAACGCTGCCGGCCTTGATCTCGACGCCTATCATCCTGGAGACCGAGTCCTTGATGATCCGCAGGAACTTTTGGAACACAGTGACGAGCGATTTGCCCTTACCGATCACTTGGTATGACTGTATCCTGTTCAGGACGGATGCGAACACCGGGTTGCTCATGGCCTCTGTCGCGAACTCGACAGGGGATGTCATTCCATAGAACATGTCGGGGTCGATACCAAGCGCCACCATACCGGACCTGGCCTCGTCCATGAGCTGGACGACCTGATTCCTGGCGATCGCGTCCACCTTTATGGGTGTCACGCTGATCGTGTGTCCGATCTCGTGGGCAACGAGGTGCCCCAGCGCGGCTATGGGGCCGTATTTGCTAGAGGTCCTGGCAAGAGCCCTAAGCGTGAACACATATGCGTTCCTGCCGACGGCGTTCAGGGCTGTGTAGCTGTGCATCTTCATGGACCCGTCCGGCGAAACCACCGGCACCGGTGACCTGGGGAAGACGAAAGAGGCGTCCTTGATGCCGGATACCCCTTCCAGGCCGTTCACAAGGCTGACGGCGTTTTCGATCAACGCCATGGCCTCCCTGGCGTTGTTGAGCTCGATCATGAGCTGCGGTTTGGGTCCGGCCTTGTACCTGGCCTCGAGCTCGGCCAGCTCGGACGCCATCCCGTCCCTGGCTCCGATAACCATGTTCTTGAACTCCGAGAAGTTTTTGTACCTAAGCTCCCCTATTGAGGAGTCCCGGTCGACCCTGTCGTCGAGCCACGCATCGCCGTCCGAAACCTCGCTCATCCTGGCCATCTCGCGAATCAGTTTTTGCGAGGCCCGTGAGAACCTGTTGTTCATGCCCCTCAGGGCCTCCCATGTGGTTGAGTGCTGGGTTTCACGCCGAACGCCATAGGGCCGCCCGCGGTCTATGCCGGTGGCGTCGGGGTCGGCGGCGAACTCCACCGCCGGGTTCACCCTGGAGATCATGGCCTTCCTCGGGCTCAGGGTTCCAGATTGCGACCTGGTGTCTTTTTCTCCCACAGTCATTGCCTGGCCGAAGGTCACAAAGAACTTTCCGTCTTTCCTGTAAGAAATGGTAGAACCCTTTCCGAACACGGATTTCCTGATCTTTATGGGAACGTTTTTCAGGTTTTGCTGCTCGCCCGTCACGTACCTTATGCCCATGCGTCTGGCCATCTCTCCAACTTCGGCGTAAAGCACGCTCGAAATACCAAGTTCCCTGTAAATGGAAACAGTCTTTGAATTCTCAATGTACAGCTCAAACTCACCAGGAATGTGGGAGTCATACAGAAGCCTAAACCCGATGCTTCCAAGGTTTTCCAGCTTACCACCGCCGGTTGAGATCTGAATGGTATCGCCCTCGTCGATTTGATCAACCTGGTTGTAAAGCGGGACGTCGATCTGCGCATCTCCCGATCTGGCATCCTCTGAGTAACCCATTTCCTTTGCGGCCTCATCAAAGGTCATGCCGTTCCTATCGGCGTGCTTCTGCACAATTTCCCTAATGGTATTCCTTGTGACCCTGTACGAAATTCTGATTTCTCCATCGAGGTTCACTTCTTGGAATCTTCCTTTGCCAACTCCGGACCCGGGCGTGGATAGCCTTGGTGCGATCTTGCGCATCATTTCAGCCGCTTTGTCATGGAACGGCTGTTGCGATATTGATCCATCGCCCTCAATTGGCTGATTTTCGGCGTCAACTGTGATCTCCCCGGTTAGCCGCAGGTTTTCAGATGGCAGAACGATGTTTCCTGATTCCAAGTTGACCTGGCTTTCAGCCGGGCCTTCAACCAAAAGACCTTCGTCGGACTCCATGCCGGCGAACCAGGCAGCCGCGGCATTTGTCAGGAACCCTCTCTTGCGGTAGAACGGATCAAGCATCCTGTTCTGCTGGGGGAACCTGGCGTTGCTGTAGTCCGCCATGAACGGAGCGTCGCCCTGGGTGCGGCCCCTGAGCTCCATGTCGGCCATGAACTTTGCCCTGGCCATCTGTTCGTCGAACGAGGCGTCAAGAAGGGCCATCTCCGAGAGTATCTGGGGGAAGATGGCGACGCCTTCGTTCTTGATCCGCTCCGAAAGCTTTTCGTCCATGACCTTGTCGTACACGGTGACGGTCAGCTCGCCGATGTGCTTGTCGTAGAAGCGCCTGATCTTCTGCTTGATATCCGCAATGTCCGCTGCGGACGATTTTTGCTTCTGAAGCTTGTTCTTGCGAATGGCTTCCTGGAGCTGAGAGTACAGCCTGGAGAGCTCGGGGCTTGGCGAGAGAACCATTGCGCGCTGGGCCTTTGTCATGCTCTGCAGCGCCGTAGATAGCCCGTAGTCCAGCAATCCGGGTATCGTGAGGTTATTCTTGGGACCGATTGCCGGGATGCCACCCAGTTCCGAGATGCCCCTCAGGAAGATACTGGCGTCGTCCTGCTCTTTTGTCCTGCCGGACTTCTCATTTTCGGTGGCAGCCAAAGACCTTCTTTCCAGGATCTTGACGAGCTGCTTGTACAGCTTGATGTCCTGGGCCTTTTCCATGAAAGCTTCATCCATGGACCTGAGCATCTCAACGATGGTGTCGTCCGACAGGGGGTCGACCGCGTACTTGGCGGACTTGACCTCGGCATCGGGTCCGTCGCCGTCCCACTTGATCTGCATCCTGCCATCCGGCTGGATTTCGTTAATCGTGTAGTCGCCGGCATCGTTGCGAACCCTGCCGTAGTCGTCAACGTAGTTGAACTCGCCGCTCAGGATCGCAGCCCTTGCCCTTTCGATGGCTTCATCCTTGGTCTTGGCGGCCTCTTGTTCGGCGACGGGGGCGGACGGCTTGGCCGTCCCGGTCTTCTTTATGTCGGCCATTCGCTGGTCCTGGGCTTCCTTCTCGGCCTTGATCTCGGCCTCCAGCTCGGCGGCTTTGCGCTCGGCAACCCGCTTGCGGATCGCCTGAGCCCGCTCGTTCCTGGCCTTGGCCTGTGCCTGGGCTGTGTCAGCCTTCTTGAGGGCCTTGTAAGGTGAGTCCTCGCCAAGCGACTCCTCCATGGCACGCATGTCAGCCATGTGGTCCAGGGCCTCGTGGATGCTGCGGAATGTCGTGCTTTCACCGCCGGAAAGCCTCTGGTCCGAATGGGAGATTGAGATGGAGCCAGGCTTGGCGTCAGCCATCAGGTCCCCGTCGAGCTTGAGGTGCTTGGCCCACAGCTTGAATCCGCTCACGGGATCCTCGATGCTGACGACATTGCCGTACGACCCCTCTGTCTTGGTCACCTTGATCACCAGCCCCTCGGTCTTAAGGTACTTGGCGACCGCCTCCTTGACCCTGAAGGGAAGCTTGTCGGTCTTGACCTTGTCGTACCGCCCGGAGGAAAGGTTTATGATCCTGGAGGTCAGGCGCTTGAACTGCTTGGTGTCCTGCTTGCCGGCCTTGTCCAGGGCAGCCCGCTGCTTCTTAAGGTTGGCGAGCTCCTCGCTGTCGTCGACGTTGGGGTCGAAAACGGTCTTTTGTGCCATCGGAACCTGTTCCGCGCTGGTATCATTTTCGGGCTCTTTCGCCGGTTCGGGGCTTGTTTCGTCGCCTTGATTGATTGACTCACCTGACAAAGGGTTCGCGAGATCCTTGATGCTCCCGTTGACCTCAATGGCATCGATCACTGCCTTGATTTCCTTGGCAACCTTGCTTCCTGGCTTCTTGTAATTCGGACCAGGCGAGCTTCCCTCTCCGGACCTCAGGAACGCAATGAGCTCGTTAACGTCCCTGGAATTGTTGATCTCGTCAGGGATTATCAGGTCAGCGGGAACATATGACTCAATGTGACGAGTGCCATCTACTTTCACCTTGATGATCCAGACCCTGAACATGTCTTCTTCAAGCTTGATACTGATTCCAATGGTTTTCCCATTGCTCTCCGAGTCAGCCGATTTGTGAAGGATGTTGTATTCGGCAACCTTGCCGTACAGCCTTGTGTCAAATGTTCGCAGGGAAACTCTGTTGTCACCGGATTTAATCTCCATTTCGTTGGTGACAGCCTGGCCATCCTCCGCGGGCTCTTCAGATTCATTTTCCGGCTCTGTCTTGGCGTGCTTGTTGTTAACGATGGCCTCGCGCAGCTCGTCCTCGATCTCCGAGAGCGCCTCGATGGCCTCCTCGCGGTTGGCGTATGCGTCGCCGTCCTGGAACTGCTCCGGGGTGTTGTCCTGGCGGTCCTGCATCTCGCTGCGCAGAGCCTCGATCTCGTCCAGGATGGGCATAACCTCCTCTAGGTCCATGTCCTCGCCCTTGGACACCGCGTCGATCAGGCGCTGCCTGATGCCCTTGTTCTTCTTGTTGCCATTGAGCGCCAGGTCGTCGGCCTTGGAGAGTGTGAGGTCGTCCAGGCCGGACAGGATGTCCTCCACGTCCTTGGCCATGGCCTCGTAGTCGGTTTCTGGACCACCTTCAACTTCGGCTTCCTGGGCGACCTCGACGGCGGCAGGGTCAGCGGCTTTTGCCTTATCCGACGCCTCGGCCATAGTCTCCTTCATGATCTCCTTGCGCCTGGCGTACTCGCCTGGGATCTTGATCATGAATGTGTTGATCTTGGAGATCTTGAACCTGTTTGAGTTTCTGAAGAACTCGTTGAAGCCGGTCATGCCTCCGTCTATCGAGACATCCTCCTTCTTGCCGTTTGTCGTCAGCGTTATGGTGAACTTTCCGCTCTGCGCCTTGATCTTGAGCTTAGGATCGCATGATATGAATACACGGTTTCCGTCGACATCGAGCTTCATCACCTTCCCTGACCCGAAAATCTTTCCTAGCTCCACGTCTTTGCCGGTCTTCTTGGACACCTCGGTGAAAACCGGGAAGAAGTTGTCTCTGATGGCGTCGAAAAATGCCTTTTTAAGAGCATCAGAGTTCTTGATCCTCTTCAACTCAGGCCCGGCATCACCTCTTTTCTGGATATCCACATCAATCACTTCCTTGCCGGTTACAAATATCGTGCTCTGCACGTCGCCAACATCCTGGTTCTCCGACAAAAGCATGGCCTTGTGGCCGATGGACTTGATGAATGCGCCAATCGGCAGCCTATCAGCATCCAGGTAGCTTATGGGACCGTAACCGTCTTTGCCCCAGGATTCCACCGTGGACTCGAAAGCCTCGATCTCCTCCGGTGACATCAGGCCTGCCGCCTTCATCCCATTAAAGAACGCCTTAAACGCCTTTGCGTATGAGGGGATGCTTGTGTCTACGGTCGTGCCGAAAGGTATGTTACCCTCGTACTCTTTTCCAGTGTACTGAGTGCCCTTTGACTTGATTCCAAAGTAAAGGCCGTGTCCGATGATTGCTTCATCTTCCTCGATGATGTTCACAACATCATCCTGGCTCACATCGGATGCCCTTGATAGGGTTACATGGTTCGAGATCTCGTTCGCGTCCCAGGCAGATGCGTCGCCATCAACCACAACCGGCACGTCATCGACATTGAATCCTAGGTTCTCAAGGATCGCCTCAACAATTGGCTTCCTGGATGAATCCCAAGATCCCTCGTCATCGGCGATGATGTCCAGGATAATGGCCGCCTCTCCCTCGGAATGTTTCTTGAGGTGTTGAATGAGCGAACTTATGTCCTTTTCGTCAGCAAGGGACACAAACATGCTCTTGCGCTTGGAGTCGTCATTAAGGGCGGCATGAATGGATTCATCTATGTTTCTGATTTCGACCGAAATAGCGGACTTGAGAAGCTGGTAAGTGACTATCGAGTCAATGTCACCTTCGTCTTCACCATTCAGAACCTCCAGCACGTAATCCTCATCAAGATTCGTCTTGAGGTCGGAAATGGACTTAGATGTCACACCGGTCTTTCCCTTGAGCCAGGAGGGAACCTCCTTGCCCATGACACCAAGGATCATGGCCGCGTCGGACTTGATCTTGTTGAGCTCGGCCTCTCCGATGCCAAGCTTGCTGTAGATGTTCTTGACCGTGCCATCCTCATTGTACTCCATTCCGTTCGCTGCGCACACTGCCATCAGGTTGGAAAGCTGGGCTTTTGCGTAATGCGAGTAAGGAAGGTAGTTGTATGATCCTCCGCTATTCTTGTTGGGACCGATAGAGAGAAGGCCTGATATGGACGAATACACGCCATCGGAGTACTTAATGACATCCGAAAGCTTTGCACCGCCCATGCCCTCGTCCACCAACATGGCCAGCTTGTTCAGCGTAGCAGGATCGAAAATGAGGGTGGCGATGTTTGAAAAAGACGGCTTTACCCCGTCCGCCAGCGGGATCAGGTCGATGATCGCAAAGTCGTTTCCTGAAAGAACGCTGTTTCCGACGATCAGGTTTCCGGACTTGGGGTCAATGTCTTTGCCCTGCTTTTGGATCTCAAGGTACGCTTTTACAATGCCGATGACGGATGACAGCATTTCGCCGCTGTCGATGTCCGGCGCATGGGTGCTGAATGTGACCCTGGATTTCAAATAGCTGATGATTTCCGACACCGCCTCGGCATAGTCTTCTTGGTTGGGCTTTTTTCTTCCGGATTTAGGTTTCACGTTGAACAGGTCCTTGGAGAACTGTTCGCCTTCCACAAGCGGCATGACCTCGGCTGTGGTGCCGTCGGAGAAAGTGATCTTGCCGACGGGCACAACAACGCCTAGCTTTGCCAGCTTCTTGGCTCCATCCTTGTCGTAGAACTCGAACTTGGGCTCACCC